CGGATAATAAACGCGATCCCGTTCCGGATCAACACTCAGCTTTTTCCTAATTTTTAGTTTTGACTAAAACGTGCCCCAGTTTTCAGGGCACGGTTTTCTTTTCTCTTATTTTCTTGAGTTAATCCACAGCAGCGGTGTTGAGTCCATAGCTGGCGGGCGCGTCTGCGGTAATGTGTGCTGGTGGGCGGTGCCGATCGGCAGTGTAGCCGTCGCATTTGTGCCGATTGATTCCAGCATTGCAGCGACGATCTGCGCGTCTTCTGGCGTGTCCATCCGGCATAATGCCGCCTGCTGAACTTTACTTAAAAACAGCGGCATGTTAGCCAGCGCATCCTTCATGATCCGGCGACGGGCCTTTGCCACGGTGCCAGCACTTTCGAGCATTAACTGAGCGTTTCGCAGACGTTCCTCTACCTCCAGACGCTTACCGTGCTCAATATGCAGCGCAGACTTCAGCAGTGAAAAATCCGCGGACTCCAGCATTGCTGTCTGGCTACGCAGGGTTTCAAAGTGTTGAATAATGTCAGCAGCCTGATTCTCCGAATATCCCTTTTCTATTAAGCCCGCGTGCATCATGTCGACTCGTTCGCTGGCCGATTCCAGAAGCAGAGCAGGGTGGTCCTGACTGATATAATTTGGGTTCGTCACATAGTCGAAGCCGTGGAAGCTAGTCACTTTCGAAATGGCGTTATCGTCGCCGCCAGTAGCCCAGGACCAGCCACCAGCGCGTGAGCGGTTCATGCCGTCAACGATATTGCCGGGTTCGGTATCCAGAATCTCCTGAACGTGAGTCACGATGCCGTTATCATCCACGCTGGCATCCAGAGTGCGGTTCGACGGCACGTTTTCCAGTGTCACTGGCTTACCATCAATCATCACAACCGCAAATTCCGGCAGGTTAAGCCGTCCAGTCTTTGCGTAGTAGGCGGCGCGGCGTCCGTGGCCGTAATAGCCGAACATTTCCCCCAGCTGAATACGCTCCTGAGTTTCGGGGCTGGCGAACGTTTCACGAACAGATCGCAGCAGGTAGTTGCGGTCGTTTTGTGGTGTAAACCGACGAATTTTATCAATCAATGAAAAACGATCCGTTACCGTGCGGAGTGCTTCCATAAGTACCTCATAATCACAGGGTTATGCCCCGCAAAGCGGCGGCAGCGCTGGCGATAGCCTGCGTGAGATGATGGTAGGAAGGTTGTAATTTATGGGGTTAGCGATTCTTTGGTTATCAGTGGATCTAATAACCACTGGATAATTTCATATTAGAAATATTGAATTTATCCGCATCGCGGATATAGTGTGCGCGCCACTGCATAAACAGTGGTCGGGATTGGAACCCCGAACGAAAGTACGAGGAGGCACTTAGTGCCTCCGGCGCTACCACGTCTGGTGTTTGCCAGATGTTTCAATGGTGGCGTTGGCGGGGCTACCTTCGGGTAGGCCGGTCTCCTCGTACGCCGGTAGTTCCAACCCTGTCAACGTCACCACCCGGAGCTTGGAACCTCCAGTAGTGACGCTTCTTTCAGTACGAGGAGCACTCCATGCCTGATATCTCTTATACGCCATCCCAGGCGGTGCTTAGGTTCGCCAATGCCATGCTTGCCATAAGCCTGACTGACAGTACTATCTGTCGCCGTGCAAAATGGGGCGATACACCTATTCACGTATTCACGCAGGCCGATTCAGATAGTCAGATGCAATTTATATTCATGGGCGAGTCCGGCGAGTTATCAATATATGATCCAACGCCTGAAGATATTTTGTCAGCTGACTGGCAGGTTATTTCGCTGCCTCACTGAAAAGGTTGAAATAGCCGCGTATTGATTAGCTCAAGGGCGGCTATGAGTAATATTTAACCTGACTCTATTTGTCGGGCGAGGTTACATAACGAGCAAAGGCTACGAGTTCGTCATGTGTCCAACTGGCCGGATCGGTGTTGTCAGGTGCTGATTCATTCATCATGCCACCTCCACCGCCTTCATCCTCCTGCGCGTCCGCCTTCTTCCTGCTCTTCTCAAACTCTGCCAGCATCTTGTCGAGCGTGCCGCCGTCCATTTTCAGCTGATCGCTGAACAGGTAGCGCATGAACGTGTCGTTTTCCGCCAGCTTGTTATTCGCCTGAAGTGCGTCCATGACCTGCACCATTAGGGTAATGAAATTGGCGCGGGCATCCATTTCACGGCTTTCTTCCTCCTGAATTGCGGTGTTCATTGAATTGAACTGAACGACATATGGACGATCGTTGACCGGGTACACCTTGCCGTATTTGAAGGCCAAATGAATGTCTATCAAGCGGTAAATCATTTCCTGCGCACCCTGTCTGAGCCACTGCGCCCGGAGTGCCGCCTGAATGGCCGTCTGTATCCAGCCGCCTTCACCCAGCCCCCCTGCCATCTGATCGGCCCAGCCCAGCATTGTTGAGTCGATACCGAGCGCGGAGCACAGCTGGCGCAGGTGAAACATCACGTCCTCGATGCCGGTAATGTCCGCGGGTATCGACTGCGTGTCGATCGTAATCCCGTTTTTGCCGTCACCCATCACCGGGATCACATGGTTCATCACGGTTGGCATGGTGTTACCGTTCACCGCTTTTTTCTGGAGTGCTTCGCCGTGGCGCTTGAGCGTCTGCGAGACGGTGCGGGTATAGTTTGCGCCAACGACCGGATCGAGTGAATTGGTAGTCAGAGCAATCAGGCGGTCAATTTTGGCAGCATTGTAGCGAGTTGCCTTCAGCGCATTCAGCGCGCCGACCAGATTCAGGAAGGGTTCATAGGCGTGCGCCAGGAAGCTAGTGCCGTAGTTCTGCGTCTCCGAAACTTCCTTGTCCTCTTCCTCCGACAGCAGAGAATAACCACGATTCCCGGACGTCACCGGCTGCACATTGCGCGTGGGTGTCCAATACGGATTTTTCATCGGGACCAGCGACCACGGCGTAGACAGCGTGCGGGTATGGGTATCGGGTGACAGCACATAATCCCCGCCGAAGCCGACCAGCTGATCACCTTTGTAAAACTCCTGGATGAAATATGGCAGCGAGTAATAGCTGTTTTCCAGACTGGTGATCCCTTTCCCGGAGCGGGCATAGGGGCGCACATAGGAAACGCCGAAAATCGCCATCGTCATAGCCAATGACGGCAGGTGCCGGTTAATCATCGCGCCCAGATCATCCTGCAGCTCTTTGGCCCGCGCCACACCTTCTGCGTCGGACGGATCGACCGGCACGATAGCGAACGCCAGCCCGGTTTTTTTGTCGGGCGCGAGTGCGTGGCCAATGTGGATATTTAGCGCGGCAGAGCAAGTCGGACTGTTAGCCATTTCCTCCAGAATCGCATAACGCTGTAGCCTGTCCAGCGGGAGCTCCGCGCCCAGGTAAAGACTGTCGCCAGCGGAGCTCATTTCCCCCGCCTTCCCTTCGTTATACGCCATCGCCGCCAGCCCAGACCGGGAGACGACCACGTTTTGCCCGTTAGTCCAGGCGAGGCTTTGCGGTGCGTCTGCCGCAGCCCCCCGGAATGCCTGCCTTAATGCGCCTAAAACGGACAAAGCCTTTTTTTTAGTAGCCAAAGTTATACGCCTTATTTAATAAACCTTTAGAATCCACTAGATCTTATCCGCTTTATGCAATCTGAGGAAAAGTTACACAGTGGAAAATCCAGCAAACAGGGCGGTGCAGCAGGCGGAATCGGTTGAGGAACTGATCCGGCTGGTTATGCGCCTGCATAAACAGCGGACCGTAGTTGCATTTGGCGTCACAAAGCGGGAAGGCGTGAGCCTGCAGCGAGAGCGCCGGAGTGCGAACGACAATGCGATCGCGCTGCTTAACTCACTGCCACCGGGCTTTGACGGCAATAAGCTGACCGATGAACAGCGCCGGGTGCTGGCGGGCTACAGCGGCGAGGGCGGTCTTGAAGGTAGCGGCGGCAGTCAGTATGAGTACTACACGCCGCCATTCATGGCGCAGGGTATTTGGGATCTGTTTTCCGACTACGGTATTACCAGCGGTCACATGTTGGAGCCGTCCGCCGGCACAGGAGTTTTTCAGGAGACAAAACCGGCTGGCGCCATGATGACGTCGGCGGAGATTTCGGACACGTCCGGACGCATTAACCAGCTACTGCACCCGGAGGATGATGTTCGCCTGGGCGCGTTTGAGAAGCTGGCGGCATCCGTGCCGGACAACAGCTATGACCATGCCGTAGGTAACGTGCCATTTGGCGACTCGCGCACCGGCTTTGCCGAGCTCGATCCGGCTTACCGGGATGAAACTAACGTTGGCCATTACTTTGTGATGCGCACCATCGACAAGGTGAAGTATGGCGGGCTGGTGGTGCTGGTGGTTCCGAACGGCATGACTGACGGCGGCGGCAACAACAAAAAACTGCGCGATCGCGTTTCCCGCGTGGCGGAGTTCCTGGGCGCGCACCGCATGCCGTCCGGCACGTTTGCCGAAAGCGGTACCGCAACGGTAGTGGATGTGTGGGTACTGCGAAAGCACACCGAAGCGCTGACGCAGCTGGTGCATGACAGCGATGAACAGTCGCTTGAGGCGGCAAGCGTGCTGTGGCCAACGTTCATCCGGGGCAAGTGGTTTGAAACCGAAGGCCGTCGCTTTGTTCATGGTGAAACTGAGCGATCTGACTTCAACAACATCCTGGTGGTGAAGAAAGATGGCCAGCTGACCAATGAGGCAATGAAGGCCGCGCTGTCGCGCCGCTTTGACAGCCGTATCGACTGGGATCGGCTGGGTACGCCTGCCGCCGTCTGGCAGTCGCCGGTTGAAGGTGATAAACGCCTCATGGCTGGCGTCTGGCACACCTATGACGGCACCCGTTTCATCAAAGACGCCACAACGGCATCGAGCGGGATCGACGCGGCGCGGTTCGGCGCGGCCACTTTTGGCGACCTTCAGACTAAAATGCGCACCATTAACGGCATGCTTTCACTGGACAGCCGCGAACTGTACGCCGCCAGCATGGAATATCCTCAGCTGTTTGACGATCGCACCCATGCTGCTATCCGTTTCGCCATGCAGCAGAAACCAGGCCACCGCTGGCGCGTTATGCGTGCCTCGATCATCGGTCTGCGTATCAATGACGCTCTGAATACGCAGATGCTGGGCGGCGACGCCAGCGGCATCATTGCCGACGCTGCCCGCCTAGTGAGCGAAGAAGTAGGCCAGTACGGCACGCCGAAAGGCCTGAAGCTGGCCGGACTGTCAGACGCCAGCGCGAAAGGCTGGCTGAGTTTTCAGGCCAATGTCAGCCGTGAAGGTGATCTGTCTGCGCTGCTGAACGGCACCATCGACCGCAGCGAGGCTGTGGCAGTTGATTTCGCCAGCCCGGAGCAGGTTGTATCGCACCTTTTCAGTGATGTGGATCTGGTACCTGTAGCGCTGTCGGCATTCCGCGCCGCGTTTACCGGGCAACTGCCGGAGGATGACGAGGCGCTGCTGGCGCACCTGGCGACCTTCCCGGAGATCGCCCTCGATGGTAACGGCAATATCATGCCGCTGGCCCGTGCCACCAGCGGGAATGTGCGCGGCAAAGTCTCCCGCCTGGCGGGGCTTATTGACGACGCGCCGGATGGCCCTGTAAAGGCGAACTATGTCCGCCAGCTGGAAGCCATTAACGAGAAGCGCAAGCACACGTCCATTGAAGACATTACTGTTAACCTCAATGCCCGCTGGCTGGACCGTCGCCTGATCAAAGAATTTCTGATCGAGCAGGGCTTTGATGACTTCAAATACACCCAGGACCTGGAAAACGATAACGGCTATCTGACCGCAGAAGACAACTACGCGGGCAAAGACGGCGTTTTCTCTGGCTATCAGGTTCGCTCTGTCACCAGCAAAGGCGGCGTGACCGAGTTCAAGCGCGCCAGCTACAAAGATGGCTTTTATAATCAGCTGGAGAATTACCTCAATGGCGTGAAGCCACGCGGGGTCAATGCCAATGTGTACCTGAAGCGCATTAGTGATCTGGAGTCGCATTTCAACGACTGGCTGCGCACGCATCCGGAAGTGGAAACCGTTGTCAGCGACTACAACGACGCGTTTAATGGCTATGTTCCGTTTGAGCATTCTTCTTCCTCGCTGCAGCTGCAACAAATCAGCGGAAAGCGTATCCCACTGAGCTACCAGAATGCCGAAGTTCGGCGCCTGTCAGAAGACGGCCGCGGCATCATGGGCTTTGGTACCGGGCTGGGTAAAACCACAACTGCGCTGGCGCTGGAAGCCTATAACTACGAGGTGGGACGCAGTAAGCGAACCGTCTACGTCGTACCGAAAGCCGTCCTCCAAAACTGGTATCACGAAGCACAGGGCTTCTATAGCGCCGAAGCCTTCCAGAACATCCTGTTTGTCGGGCTGGACGAAGTGCGCGGCGAAGATGGCCAGATCATGCAGGCCCAGGAGCGCGACGAAAACAACGAGCCGAAACTGGACAAAGACGGCCAGCCGGTGATGCGAAACGTGGTGAAAGAGTCTGCGGCCGCAACCGTGCTTGAGCGCATGAACATGATCCCGGTATCCAACTACCGCGCCGTGGTTATGACCAAAGAGCAGTTTGGCGATATCCCGATGCGACCGGAGACCATTGAGGAAAACTCTAGCCAGGCGGTCTTTAACCAGATTGAGAATGGCCGCACGGACCTGATGAAGTCCACACACCGCGCCGCCACGTCCCGTAACAAACTCCGCGACAAAGCCGCCGATACCGGCACGAAGAAAAAGAGCCAGATCCCT